TAAATGAAAAAACTTGCACTTGTCCTAGCAACCACTCTTGTTTCTACACCTGCAATGGCTGGACCATATGTTAATGTAGAATCAAATGCTAACTACACTGGTTCAGATTATACATCTCGTGCTACAGATTTGCACGTGGGTTATGAGAATGATCTTGGTGCCCTTGCATATTATGTACAAGGCGGTAAGACAATTAATGCTGCTGATGGCGTTGATTCAGAGTCTAATTTCTCTGGGAAGCTTGGTGCTTCTGTCTCTGCTACAGATAAACTTGGCCTCTATGGTGAAGTATCTTTCGCACAAGTTGAAGACGCTGACAACAACTACGCAACAAAACTAGGTGCGAAGTATAGTTTCTGATGTCACAACAAAATTCAGCTAATCCTGCTTTTGTAACTAGGTATACACCTGAGCCTGAAAAGCCAGATACTATGCCTAGTGATTACCAACCGCCAGGTGTTGATGAAGAAAAGAAATCAGATTAATGAATTATGGATAGTAGCTTTCGGGTTGCTATCCTTTGTTCTATTTATAGAATGGTCTCATGTAATTCATCATGAAAAGGCTGCGCCTCATTGTGCAACCTTGCGAGTGACTGAGGAAGAAAGTAGATTTCCAATCTAACTTAACAGGGGTTCGATTCCCCTCGCTCGCTTTGGCTTCTGGCCCTGTACGCAGGATACCCTTTAGCCGTCTAGACGGTGGGATAGACCACAAAACCTTTAATTTAAATTGTGCACGATGATGATTTATACATTCAATACATTTTAAAACATAGATAAATGGCAGTACATCAAAATAGTGCTGATCCAGCAGACCTGACCCAACTGGGCCAGGCTAATGGAGCAGGCGATAAAAGAGGTCTTTACCTGAAATTGTTCTCAGGTGAGATGTTCAAAGGTTTCCAAAACAATACAATTGCTAGAGACCTTGTTATGAAGAGAACATTGAAGAACGGTAAGTCTCTTCAGTTTATCTTCACAGGTAGAACTTCAGCTGAGTACCATACTCCTGGTAACAACATCCTCGGTAACTCCGATGGTGCGCCTCCAGTAGCAGAGAAGACTATTACAGTTGACGATCTACTAATCAGTTCAGCTTTCGTTTACGAATTAGACGAAGTTCTGGCTCATTATGAGTTAAGAGGAGAAATATCTAAGAAGATTGGATATGCACTCGCTGAAAAATATGACAGAAAAATCTTCAGAGCTATTACTAAGTCTGCAAGATTAGCATCACCTATCACTAAGTCTAACTTTGTTGAGCCAGGTGGTACTCAGGTACGTGTAGGTACAACTACAAATGGTTCTGATGCTTATTCCGCTGCTGGTCTAGTAAACGCTTTCTATGACGCAGCTGCTGCTCTAGATGAGAAAGGTGTTAGTTCTGATGGTCGTGTAGGTGTTCTTAACCCACGCCAGTACTATGAACTAATCCAACAGGTTGGTGAGAATGGTCTAGTTAATAGAGACGAGCAAGGTACTTCACGTCAGAAGGGTAATGGAATCGTTGAGATTGCAGGCATTAAGATCTTCAAATCTATGAACATCCCATTCTTCGGAAACTACGGTACTAAGTTTGGTTCTGGTTCTGCAACTAACCCTGGTGTTACTTCACCTGGTAATACTGGTTCATTCGTAGGAAATGACTCTGGACTTGAAGATGAAAGAGCTGGTTCTAGTGCAACTAAGACTATTAACTCATACGGTAACAGTACTGAGTTTGCTAACAGCTGTGGCTTAATCTTCCAGAAAGAAGCTGCAGGTTGTGTTGAAGCAATCGGTCCTTCTGTACAAGTAACCAGTGGTGACGTATCCGTGATTTATCAGGGTGACGTTATCCTTGGTCGTTTAGCAATGGGAGCTGATTCATTGAATCCAGCTGCTGCTGTTGAACTATATGCAGGTACAGCAACTGCACCATCTGCACTTTCATAGTGCAATATACATGGGGAGTCTTTATGGCTCCCTTTTTTTTTACTAAAAATTTTTCATGGCTACCACAACAACTGAACTCGATACCGAATTATCCGCAGTCAATTCTATACTGGGAGCCATCGGTCAATCTCCAGTAACTACCCTTAATTTCACTAATCCAGAAGTATCGTTTATATATAATATTCTCAATGAAGTAAATAAGGATGTACAGAATGAAGGCTGGCATTTCAATACTGAAAATCATTTACCAGTACCACCTGATGATAACAAACATATAACACTTCCTCTTAATACTCTTAGGTATGACATCCACGGTGGACTATCTGATAGAACAAAAGATGTAGTAACTAGAAATGGAAAACTATATAATCTTGTAAATCATACATATGAATTTGATAATGAATTAGACATAGATGTTGTAACTCTTTATCCATTCGCAGATATTCCAAATGTATTTCAAAGATACATAACCTATAGAGCAGCTGTAAGAGCAGCTACACAGCTTGTATCAAACCCTGCATTGGTACAACTACTACAACAAGATGAAGCTAAATCTAGAGCTTCATGTATTGATTATGAGTGTGACAAAGGAGATCCCTCATTCTTTGGTATTCCACATGAATCTGGATATAAATCTTATACACCATTCTCGGTACTTACTAGATAATGTCAAATGTAACACAAACAATACCATCTTATACAGGTGGTCTTTCTCAACAACCTGATGAAGTTAAAGTACCTGGTCAAGTTAATATAGCAAAGAATGTATTTCCAGATATAACAGAAGGTTTATCTAAAAGACCAGGAACTAGATTTATTAAACAATTAGATGCAGCAGGTGATGCTACAGATTCTCAAGATCAAGGTAAATGGTTTCACTACTACAGAGATGAAACTGAACAATACTTAGGTCAAGTAATTAGACATAAAGATAATAATGGAGCTTCTCTTGCTAATGATGGTAAGGTCAATATGTGGAAGTGTAGTGACGGTAGTCCTGTTACTGTTCACGCAGTCGCACAACCTTGGGTAGCAAGTACTGCATATATTGTAGGTCAAAAAGTAAAGAATAATAGTAATGTTTATGAATGCTCTACTGCAGGTACGTCAGCAGGATCAGGTGGTCCAAGTGGTACTAGTACAGACATAACAGATGGTAATGCTAAGTGGGATTATGTAGCTGCATTAAGTGGGTTAGAAACTAACATCTATAATTATTTAAAACATCTTAGTGATCCAGATGTTCAAACTTTAACTGTAAATGATTTTACCTATATAACTAATCGTACTAAGACTACTGCTTTGTCTTCTACTACAGAAGCTGCTAGACCTCCAGAGGCATTTATAGAGTTAAAGAAAGTAGCTTATGCTAGTCAATATGCAGTTAATTTATTTGATGATACAACTACAACTACAGTCACTACTGCTACCAGGGTATCAGCTGAATTAGTTAATGAAGGTATAGATTCAGCGTTACCTAATGTAGGTACAAAGATATATAGTATTAATGGTATCCCAGAAGCACAAACAATAGATCTTTCTAGTCTCGGTTCGGGTGCTCATTGGTATGAAATAACTGATGGTACAACTATTATTGGAAAAGCATTTACTAATGTAGGAACTGCTGATTCAGTTTATGGAGCATATAAGATAGCTGAAGGTTTAAGGTCACATCCTAATTATCACAAGTTAAAATTTACAATTGGAAATGCTGGAACAAAAAACGATATGAATGATGGTACTAATTTCTCAGATCAATTAAGATTAGTTTTTAAAGAAGGTGGAGCACAAACGACTCTTGCTACATTAAAGAAATATGATACTCAAGGAGGAACATTAGCTACCACATATACAGCAACTAAAGTCAATAATACTGGAGAAAATAGTAGTGATAATGTTAAAGAAAACTTATACTTCCGTGTAACAGTAACTGGTCAAGCTGTACCACATGCAAGAGATCAATCACCTACATATTATGGACGCTATCAAATCGTCATAGATCTACTACATGGTGGAGAAGGTTGGACACAAGGACAAGTTATTGAAGTTGGTTTTAAAGGCTGTAGTGTACAAGTAACAATTGATAAGATTAGTACTTCTAAAGTACAAGCAAACCTTGGTTTAATACGACCTATACCTACTTCATTTGATGCTAAATCAGTTGTAACAGCTGAAAGTATATTAGGTCAATTACAAGAAGGTATAGAATCTTCTAAGCTTGGCACCACACCTATACCAACAAGTGCTATTAGTAATAATACAATTACAGTAAATAATCATGGCTTTACTAATTTCCAAGAAATTAAATATTATTCAAATGGTGGTACTGCTTGGACCGTAACTAATGCAACCCCTTCAGATGGTCAGAGTTATTGGGTAAGAAACGTTACTACAAATACTTTTCAATTAGCAGCCGCCAGCAGCCCTAATCAAGGTATTAGTGCCATTAGTGCTACTGGAAATGATAATCAATATGTAATAAAACCTGGTGATGAAATTGAAGTCTCACTGATTGGTAATGGTATATATATTAAAGGTATTGACGCTTTTAATCTATCTTCACCTGTAGGAGAATTACTAAATGTATTAACTGATTCAGTTAAAGATATAGCTGACCTACCTAATGTATGTAAACATGGTTATGTAGTTAAAGTAGCTAACAGTGACGCTGAAGAAGATGATTATTACGTTAAATTCTTCGGACATAACGATAGAGATGGTGAAGGTATATGGGAGGAATGTGCTAAACCAGGAACCAATATTGAAATTGATCCGGGTACTATGCCTCTTCAACTGGTAAGGCAGGCTAATGGTACATTTACACTTTCAACTGTTACTTGGGATAACGCACAAGTAGGAGATACAAGTATTGATGGTACTAACCCTCAACCTAGTTTCATTGGTAATACAATTAATAAGATGATGTTCTTTAGAAACAGATTAGTCTTATTAAGTGATGAAAATGTAATAATGTCTAGACCTGGAGACTTCTATAATTTCTGGGTTAAGTCTGCAATACAATTTACAGCTACTGATCCAATTGATATCTCTTGTAGTTCTGAATATCCAGCTATTATTTATGATGGTATTCAAGTTAATACTGGTTTAGTTTTATTCACTAAGAATCAACAATTCATGTTGACTACAGATAGTGATATACTAAGTCCTTTAACAGCTAAGATAAACTTCATATCAGCTTATAACTTTAACCATAAAACTAACCCATTTTCATTAGGTACTACTATTGGTTTTATAGATAATGTAGGACAACATAGTAGATTGATGGAGATGGCTAGAGTTCTCAGAGAAGGTGAACCTGATGTTATTGAACAAAGTAAAGTTGTCAGTGAATTATTAGATAAAGATCTAAATATAGTTTCATCTTCTAAAGAGAATGGATTATTAGCTTTCAGTGAAAAAGATAAAACAACTTTATACTGCTATAAGTTTTTCAACACTTCAGATAAACGAGCACATCAAGCTTGGTTTACCTGGACATTCCCTTGGGATATACAGTATCATTTTATTATAGATGATTCATTGTATATAGTTTCAGATGATGATGGTAAATGTATGTTTATAAAACTTGATCTTAAATTACATTCTGATACTTTACAAACCTATACTGGTACATCTACTGATAAGGAGAATATACACCCAGTCTATTTAGATTGTGCTACAGAAGTAAGTATTGCAGCTAATACATATAGTGCGTCTACCAATAAAACCACATTCCCATTACCTTCTAATTGGTGGACTACTGAGGCAGCAGGTGGTGATATGGTTTTATATGAGACTGGTGGTAATGATCCAGTAGGTCGCTATGCAGAGGTTACGATTAATGGTAGTAATATTGAAGTAGTTGGAGATTGGTCTAGTACCACAGTTGTACTTGGTATTTTATATGAAATGGAAGTTGAATTCCCTACAATATATTTAACAAGTCTACAAGGAGATACAGTTAGGTCTGATACTAGAAGTTCATTAGTACTTCATCGTAATAAAATAAATTTAGGTGCATCTGGTTTATTCCAAACAATTCTTAAAAGAAAAGGAAAACCTACATACACTGAAGATTATGAAGCAATCATATCTGATTACTCAGAAGAAAGTGAACTACCTACCCAACAATTACAAACAAGAGTTATACCTATATATGATAGAAATATAAATACAACACTTACCCTTAAATCGACACACCCTACACCATTAACATTATATTCAATGACATGGGAAGGGGATTATACAAATAAGTTTTATTCGAGTGTCTAATTTTATTCACCCAATCACACTGGAGGCTGCCAAAGAGGTGGCCTCTAATTTACGTCCAGAAGACCGTAGAGAGGTCGAAGAAGGACATGGTGTAGATTCTACAGAAGCATTATTAGATGCTGTTCAGAAGCCCTCCTGTGTCTATTTCACAGTGCCTAACGGCAAGACTGCTGGAATGGCTGGAGTAGACCCTGGAGGTCAAATCTGGATGCTATGTACACCCGCTATCCTTGAATATCCAATGACCTTTGTGAGAGAAGCAAAGCGTTATGTGGAAAGACAACCTGATAAGTTGCTGTGGAACGTTGTTGATAAACGCAACACCGTCCATTTAAAGCTACTTAAATTCCTTGGATTCAAGTTCTTACGTGAAGTAGAATTTGGACCAAACAAATTATCCTTTATCGAGTTTTGCCGTGTGCTTAGGAGCCCAAGCCAGAGCAGCTAATGAAACTGCTCGAAGAAATTATGAATATCAGCTTCAGAAAAGAGAACGAGAATGGATGCAAACCCTTAGTATTACAAATACTGAGCGTGTTATGCATGAGCAAGGTATTGATGCTAGTAACATAGGTTTATCACAAGTTTATGGTGATATACAAGCTAAGTTCGGTGATCAAATAGGCCAAGCTTTACAAGAAGACGAACAGAATTGGAAACAATTTTTACAAAACAATACTTCCGGTAAGATGGCTGCTAGTGGTCAAACAGGTCGATCCGCTGCTAGAATTGGTACTGTAGAGCTAGGTGAATACTTAGCTAAAGGTTCACGTAAAGCTTATGAACTAACCCAAGGTAAGCAAGAACTAGATAAAGCTGGTAGAAAAGCTGCTGGTATGGCACGTGCTGAACAGATGAACAGCTTTGCTAAGAATTCTATTATCAAGAGCCCTGACCTTGCACCGCCTAAACCTGTGTATCAGAACGTAGGAGCTGCAGCATTTATGGATGCTTTGAGTATAGGTACTTCTATTGCTAGTGTTGCAACACCATTTATACTAGCGTCTGACCGCCGCCTAAAAGAAAACATCCAAAAAATAGGTGAATCTATATCTGGTTTAGGTATTTACAAATTCAACTATATTGGTAAAGCTAAACAATACATTGGAGCTATGGCTGACGAAGTAATTAAAGTAGTTCCAGAAGCTGTAGGTACCATGTCTAATGGTTACTTAGGTGTCAACTATAATCTAATTGATGTAGACTTTAAAGAAGCATAACTATGACAATACAATACGATCCACAGAAAGTCACCGACTGGTTGACTCCTTTAGAGAAGGTCTACGCTAGGCAGTCTCAACAATTAGATTTATACCACCAACAGTTAAGAGAAAGAGACAGACAGGAAGAAGCTGCTGTAGTAAATGTCCCTGAGATGTTTAGCAAGTTAGCTAGTTTCTCTTCTAGTATTGCTTCAGTAGTGGAGGCTAGAGAGACTGGTCAGAAAAAGAAGACTGCTGATACATTAGGTAGCTTCATGATTACAGGTGCAGATAATGATTCTGCTATTGAGTATTATAAGAAAAGATATCAAGCAGGTAAAGATGATTTATTAAAAGATAATAAAGACTTAGAAAAATTACTAAGTAATATTAAAGATGATGATTTTAGAGAGTATATACGAAATTCATCTAAAAAACAACATATATTAAATAAAGAATTTTTAGCTTTAGAATATACAAAAAGTTTACCTAGTAAATATAAAGCTTATGTTAATGGTGATGGTCAAGTTGACTATGACGCTTTACAAGGTGAACAAGCTAGAAAAGATCATTTTACTCAATATGCTGATGATGATTTATCACTACTAGGTTTATCAAAAGAAATTGTTGCTAATAATATTCTTCCAGAAGTTACAAAAATAAGAGATACAGAATCTATTACAAAGCGTATAAAAATTAAAAACCGTGTCTATGCTGTAAAAACTATAGCTCTTGAAAATAGTATTGATGTAAATAGAAATTTATCTGGGGATGAAGCTGCAAAGAATTTACAAATTCAACTGAATACATTAGCAACTGATTTTGGTGGGGATATGGAACCTGCTAAAGAAGAAACTACTGAAATGTTAGTTCGATTAGGGCGTGGTAAAAAGTTAGAATTACATGAATGGAATGCTATTTTAGAAGGTAAGATTGAACATCCTTCAGGTAACACAGGTGCTATACTCCTTAGTAATGAACAGAAATTACGAGTACATAAAGCTATACTAGAAGGTCAAACAGTAGCATTAGCGGATCATAAAACTAAGATTGGTACTGAAATAGCCTCTGATACTGTACAAGCTATATCAGGTAAAATGTCTCAAGACCAACTAGATGGTAAGATTAGATATTATGAAAGTATTGGTGAAACTGAACGTATTAAACAATTAAAAAATATATCAGTTGTAAATCAAACAAAAGCTGTTGAAAAAGCTGAAACTGAACAATTAACTGAAATAGCAGAGTCAGGTAATTTAGAATATTTAAAAGCTGAAACGGAAGGAGCTACAAATTTAACAGCTAAAAATGCGGCTAACGATGAAATTCTTTTCCAAGAAAAACATCGTAAAAGACTAAAATATTCAGAACGGTTTTTAGATATTAAAGTTTCTGAAGGATTAAAACTTACTTTAAAAACAGATGAAGAGTTAAACTGGAAAGGTGTTGGTGTTAGAAATGATTTATTAGCATATTTTAGAAAAGATTTTGTAGCAAGAATTAAGGCAGATCCAAATAATCCTAATACTTTAAATGAGTCAATGGCTGCTGTAAATGACTATTGGGAAGCTAATGGTGGTGCTGATTCAGGTGGTACTGGAAAGTTTTCACCAACTACCAATGGTACTTATGATAATTTTAATTCCTATAGCGGTTTAAAATCTGATGCATATTCCGAATTAAATACTGTTGCTACTGAATCAAAAGTTAACAAATACACAGATAGAGTAAATACAGCTTGGAATAAAGCTAAAAATAATCCCAATACAAAAGGTAAAAATATTATACAACGTGTTTTAAATACACCTGAATCTATACTAGATAAAGAAGATATAATAGCTGCATATGATAACACTACAATTTCATCAGAAGTTAGAATTAAAGCTAGACAATTAGGCATTACTCCTACTCAATTATTAGAGTGGCAAACTAAAGCTTTAATAAATGGAGGCGATGATTATAAAGAAGTGGTAGATTTATTTGATTTAAAAAATAAAGAATTACCAGATCCTGAAAAAGATTTACAGGAAATGGTTGATGATAAGGATTTACTATATCTTTTAAGAAGAGTTGGTATTGAAAACACTACACCAAAACAAAGGTTTAGATTATATCAATATCTTGAAAACAGCGACGCTTCACAAAAAGAAAAAGAAATAGAAAACACTTGGAGTGAAACTGATAATGCATACCAACCTGAGATAGGTCGGTATAATACCAGATCTAACTAATTAACATGGATGATGACTTACAAATAGATCTTGATTTAGATGAATCTATATTAGATCGAATTGTACAACCAGGTTCAGAAGTACCTACGGATACTCCTACCCAACCTGAGCAAGTACAACAACCTTCTACGGAAGGACAAGAGAATAGACCAGGTGCATTAGGCTTTGCTCAAGATGTAGCTGAGAAAACTATTGAAGAATTACCACAAAACTTATACGAAGGTGCAGCCCCTGCTGTTGGTGTTGTAGATACAATAACAGATGCCTTTAACTTAGCAACAGGTTTCAACGTACCTAAGCTACCTGAGTATGAAGATAAAATGTCTTCAGCTGTACGTAACATATCAGGTCTAGTGTTACCCTCACTAGGTCTTAGAAGTATGGCAATATCAGCTGGTACAAAACTACAAATGGCTGGAGGTGTAGGACCAAAATGGTTAAGATCTTTAGGTAATAGAAAATCATTTGAATTTATGGCTAAGTTTGGTATCGATGTAGGTACTGGTGGCTTAGTTGATTATGTAGCAGAACAGAACCAAAAAGATGATAACTTAGCTGGTACTTTAAAGAAGTATTGGCCTAAGACATTCCAATGGATACCTAATAGTATTGCTACAAC